AAGCAGATGATTTAATTGTTCCTTATTCTGCAAACTCATTAGAAGACGCAGAAGCAATTGTTCATGTTTTAAGAATGTCAGAAAATGAAATTAGAAAACAACAAGTTTCTAATTTTTATAAAGATATAGAATTAGGACAACCACCTGTTGTAGAAAATCAAGTTAAAGATGCAGAAAGAAGATTAGAAGGAATTTCTAAAGATGGAAACCAACAAGATCAATTTGTAATTTTAGAAATGCATGTTGATTTAGATTTAGAAGGTTTTGAAGATATGGGTCAAGATGGTGAGCCAACTGGAATTAAACTTCCTTACATTGTAACTATTTTAGAATCTACTAATGAAATTTTATCGATTAGAAGAAATTACACACCAGATGATCCAACTAAAGAAAAAATAAAATACTTTGTACAATATAAATTTTTACCAGGTACAGGTTTTTATGGTTTTGGTTTAATCCACATGATTGGTGGTTTAACTAGAACAGCAACTTCTGCATTAAGACAATTATTAGATGCAGGAACTTTAGCTAACTTACCTGCTGGTTTTAAAACCAGAGGAATTAGAATTAGAGATGATGCACAACCATTACAACCCGGTGAATTTAGAGATGTAGATGCACCTGGTGGAAACATCAAAGATCAATTTATGCAATTACCGTTTAAAGGACCAGATCAAACTTTACTTCAATTAATGGGAGTAGTTGTTCAAGCTGGGCAAAGATTTGCAAGTATTGCAGACGCACAAGTTGGAGACATGAACCAACAAGCCGCGGTCGGTACTACAGTTGCATTATTAGAGAGAGGATCAAGAGTAATGTCAGCGATCCACAAAAGACTATACGTTGGTCTTAAAACAGAATTTAAATTATTAGCAGAAGTATTTAAAACTTACTTACCACCGGAATACCCTTATGATGTTCCTGGTGCGACTAGAAATGTTAAAGTTGCAGACTTTGATGAGAAAGTAGATATACTTCCTGTTGCTGATCCTAATATATTTTCTCAAACACAAAGAATTTCTATGGCGCAAATGGAATTACAATTGGCGCAATCGAATCCTCAAATACATGATCTCTATCAAGCGTATAGATCTATGTATGAAGCGGTAGGAGTTAAAAATATCAATGCAATATTACCTCCACCGCAACAACCTCAACCTATTGATCCTGCACTTGAAGAGATTGCAGCAATGGGTATGAAACCTTTTCAAGCGTTTCCTGGTCAAGATCATAAAGCACACATTGATTCTCACTTAAACTTTATGCAATCTAACATGGTACAAAATTCACCGGCAATTATGGGTGCATTACAAAAAAATATATTGGAAAGAATTAGTTTAATGGCTCAAGAACAAATTCAATTAGAGTTTCAAGAAGAATTAGCACAAGCACAACAAATGCAACAGATGCTACAACAACAACCGCAGAATCAACAACTGGTTCAACAAGTTACTCAGCTAACAAATACTATCAATGCAAGAAAAGCTGTCTTAATTGCGGAAATGGTTAAAGATTATATGGCTGAAGAAGAAAAAATTGTTAACGAATTAGGTAGTGATCCTCTAATTAAACTAAAATCTAGAGAATTAGACCTAAAAGCAAAAGCGGATGAAGCTAAAAAAGACTATGATCAAGGTAGAATTAGTTTAGACACTATGAAAGCTATACAAAACCAAGCTCAATTCGAAGATAAACAAGAACAAAACGAAGATTTAGCTGAATTAAGAGCTGATACTTCGCTAACTAAACAAATTATGTCTGCGGACGCTGCATTAGAGAGACAACAAATGGCTGACCGAAGTAAAAGACACGATTTTGGTAGAAACTTTAAGAAAAATTAAGTATATTAACAATTAAGGAGAAAACTATGGATAAAGATTGGCAAAAAGGCGCAATGATGGTCAAAGAACCTAAAGTTACAAAAGAATTAGGTGTTGGCAAAGACGGATACCAAACAGGTGGCGTTAACATTTCTAAAGATGTGCCTAACATAACAGAATCTCAGACAGTTACTGTAAAAGGAACTAGAAGAATGAGAGCTGATAAAAAACCAGTTAAAGCTACTTGGTACTAACATGTGGTTATCGGCAATTAAATTAGCCGTTTCTGCTGGAAGTAAAATTTACGCTAACAAGCAGAGAGCGAAAGTTGCAATGTCTGATGCACAGCTATTGCACGCAGAGCGACAAGCTCGTGGTGAGGAAGCTTACCAAGGAAAACTCTTAGAAGCCCGTCAAACAGATTATAAGGACGAGGTAATTTTAGCGATTCTCACGCTCCCAATTTTGGTGCTCGCATATGGAGTCTGGTCAGAGGATCCG